TTAATTCAACTTCTTTACCAACAATATTCAACATCCCCTTAAAAAGAGTGTCCATTCCTGTAGAGAATAAATCTTTCAATCCATCTTTTAATGATTTATTAGAGAAAAGAGCTGTACCAATTTTTGCCGCGGCATCCGCAATTTTGTCCGCACCAATTAATTCACTTGCGGCTTCGGTACTTATCATACCCGATCCTGTTGTAAATCCCTGCGTCGCTATTGATTTACCAATCACTCCTCTACCTGAATCAGGATTTGGTGGTTCTTTTTTACTATATGCAGTATAGTATTGATCTATAGAACCCAACAAATTGGCATTGTTTTTAACCTCGTCACAATCCAAGAACTCTTTTTTAAATTCTTCATAACTGAGACCCGTTTTAATTTCTGATATTCTTTTTGCTGGCATACCTATAAATACTATTTATTATTATTTTCTAATTCAATTAAATAACTAATATAATATCGTCTGATATAGACAGGCATAAGAAGGATGTCTCGATATGAGAAACCTCTTTTAACTAAAAATAAAATTTCGTCTAATTGACCTTTACTATAATCCGTAGAAAGGGCGAAAAAATTCTACCCCGAATCCAATTTCAACTTGGATTGTGTCTCCTGACGGGGTCGTTACTGTTTTTTTAAGATCTAATGATGGTTTATTTTCTTTAATATATTTTCTGAAATCTTGTGAATCTTTTATTGGTAGATTTTGAACAAAGTTGTGAATGTTCATCATTTCTCTATTACTAGCAACAGATTTAATCATCATCTCCAATTCTTTAGTTACAAGTGGAGCAACTCCGTTACCATTCCAACTTTTTTCTATTTCATCAAGTTCTTTTTGTTGTTTCTTGGTTAAAAACTTAAAAGTAACTTCCACTTTTGATTTTTCCATAAAGTATTTGAATTCACCATTTTCATTTGGTTTTAATTCAAAATCTTTGAACTTAACTTCACTTAAATCTACCTTTGCGGTAAACGCTTCATTTGTTTTTGGGTCTGTTACATAAACATTAAACTCAGGACCAAAAGCGGTATTTCTTAAAAAGATTAAAATTGCTTGTCTATCCTCATCAACTAAATCATCTGAATTAAAATCTTTATCTAAAATTTTTCTTTTCAATAATTCGTCAACTACCGTATTACTTTGAATTAGGTTTTGTGCTGATAATATATTTTCGTCAGCAGCTGTTAAGTATGCAACTCTTAAAGATTTTTTTTGTGTTGTATAGTGAATACCTCTACTTGGTAATTCAACAACATCATATGCAATTGTTGGGTCTACTACAAATTGTTCCATATAATAAAATATAATAAATAACTATTTCAATGTAAAGTTTTAAAACAAAAAAGGTATCCTTTTGGGATACCTTCTCTTTGACAGATTTATTATTTTAGTAAACTTGGATACATCTATCCATTCTCAAAGAACATGTGATTGTTGCAATTTCATCTCTTGAGTAATCTAAATCACCGAAGTTTAAGTCGGTAATAAAAGTACCTTGAAGAATCCACTTCTCAACCACAACACCCGTTGGGTCTAACATTTCCAATTCAATATCTTTTTTATATCCGGCTGCATATCCCATACGACCAGTTACTGATTCTGCATGTAAACGGAACCATTCCATTAACGCTTGTGAAGCTGATGGACCAATTGGGTCTTTAAAAGTTACCCTCATTTCCTGCCATTCGAATCTTCCAGCTACATATGTTGAAGTGTTTAGGAAAGGAATTGCCACAGAGTTGATTTTAGCAGCTGGTCTAGCGGCTGATGTTACATACCATTCATTGATACCCAAAGATGATGGGAATCTAACGATAAATCGGTTTTGTCTTTTCGGTTCATATGGAACCGGCATTTTCATTAATAAATCTGCCATTTTGTATTTGTTAAGTTTTTAGTTATTCTTTATTCCTATAAATATACTCAAATCAAGAAATATTTTTTTTTAACTATAATTGGTTCAATACTTGATTTTATCAAAAATTTTAGTTAGTTTTTTACTAGTCCCAGTATAACCAGTTCTAGAATATTTCTTTATTAATTAATAAATACTAGAATAACTGGTTCCAGAATACTGGGTTGGGTATAAAAGTATAATTATTATAAAAAATGGTTCCGCGTGGAACATGTAAAACAATAAAAAAGGGAATCCAATGGACTCCCTTTTCATTTTTATATACTTTATTCTTAAATGTTATCGAAAGATGCACCTGTAGGTGTAATAACAAACTCCACATCTATGAATTCAAGAGAACGAGTAGGTTTGATGTATATTTTACCTCTAAGTGTATTTGCGTCAATATCCTCTGGATCGTTAGATACTGTTACACGGAAGTCATATAAACCTCTTTCTTTCTTAATTGACTCAAGAATAGGGTTTACCAATCTCAAGAACTCATTTCTTACTTGTTCATCGTTTTGTTCAAATAATAATCTAACCGCAACCGCCGAAATTAACTTTCTAGCTCTTAATAACAATCTTCTTACGTTGATTCTATCAAGTGCGGATTCTCTAACCTGAAGGGTTTTGTTACCCCAAATAATAGTACCAGTGTCTGAGAATGTAGCAATTGGGTTAATTCTGTTCTTGTAAAGGTCGTCTCTTTCATCAAGGGTTAACTTCTTGAACGCTTTAATTGCATTTATAAGACCCCTTGAGTAACCCGCCACAGCGAACCAAGGATATGAAACATTGTCAGTCAATGCTATATTCTTTAAAACTTCACCTGTTGGTGGAATATACAATTGAGTTGCATTGTCTCCATCTCTCACCTGAATCCAAGGCCAATATGTTGCTGAATAGTTACTATCAATTGAAATTGAATCCAAATTGTCAATAACCTCTTCTGCAGTTGAAACGTTAGGAGCATTCATCACATAAAGTGAGTCGGCTCTATCGTTTTCAATCATGTCAATTGCTTGTGTTACCAATGAACTATGGTTAAAGAAATTTATACCTGGTGTTGCAAATACGTTAATATCTACCGCTTCAGGGTTTGCAAAAGTGTTTATACCTTGTAAGTATGAGTAGTAGTCTGAGTTTCCGACAGTTGAACTAAAAACACCTCCATTAGTTGTGTGACCACTTACATAAACACTCTTACCAAAAATGTAAGAATCTTCGTTTGTTCTTACGTTTCTATAGATATCCCATCCATCGAAACCACCAAACACCGCGAAAGTGAACTTACGGAAAGAAATGTTTTCCAATTTATCTTTACTTGAACCTTCTAAATCATATGGTGTACACTGGAATGTTACTCCTGTTATAGAAGATGCGTTTGTTGATAAGTGGAAACCAAAAGTTTCTGTTAACGCTCCTAATCCCTTGTATTTCAATAAGTCTCTATCAAACCCAACTTGAGAGGATAGACCTAATGAAACCTTTCTTATTTTATCACCATTTGATAAAACAGGTGTACCATCTACTTCATACGATACCACATCTCCTGCGTCAAAGTATTCAGTTTTATATAAAACACTACCTAATTTATTTCCACTACCAAACGCACCGTTATTTTTAAATCCTTTAAAACCCGCAGGGAAAGCGTCAGTTGGGTGATTGTCAGCCATAGATAACATAACGTATCTTGAACGTAATTCATATTCACCATCTGATGTACCAACTTTTCTTGCCACGTAACCTGGTAGGTCTGGATTCATATTACATCTTGTAAATTTCTCTAATACAACGATATTATCGTCAGAATCATTAAAATCTCTTACTATTAAATCGAAATCACCACTATCCAAATCAATGTTTTGGATTGTAATTTTAACTTGGAAGTTTGCTGCTTCACCATCTGAAATTGTAATAACCTCAAACAAATCAGCAACCTCACCACCACGAACCTCAGATACAACCATTGGTGAAATTGTGGTATCCCACTGACCCAAGAAGTTATTACCATCTGATTCTTCAACTATTGTGGTGCTTAAACCTCTAATTAAACCCTTATCAAATGCCGATTTTAAAAGAGAAGAATAAACTTCATGAACATATAGAGGGAAATCTGATTTTACTTTGTCAAAAACTTCATGTCCTAAAACTTTAGTAATGAATTTAGTTGACGTTGTGTCTAAAGAACAGGTGAATGACTTAGATCCACTTGTTGAACCTGTTACATTTAATGTAAATTCACCTAAAGGATTTCCTGTGATATCACCCGATATACTTACGGTTGAACCTGTTACTTCTAAATTTAATGTTTGACCACTATATGAACCTCTTGATCTTAAAGCGGCCACAACAATATTATCATAGTCCGAATTTATTGACGCGTTATATTCATATCTTGTAACATCAAAACCTGTACCATCCCAAACAAACAGATATGAATAAACATCTGTTATTGTTGCTCCACTGTTAAAAAACACATTGTACCATTCTTTTTCGTGATTGGATGTTTCATTATCCTGACCAGTTAATGGAGATACAACCTCTTTTGATGCAGTTAAAGCTGCAACATCATCTGCGTCAGGTTTACCAATTACAAACCAATTTCCTGTCTGACCAGTGGTGTAACCACTAAATTCAGATTTAATGTAATCTGTAATAGATGTACCATCAAATGATGTTTTACCCGATAATTCACCGTAAATTGTACTACCTGTGATACCAGCTGTTGTTGGTGTTAATGTTATACCTGTTGTTGAGGTATAACCTGTTAATGTAACTGAAACTCCTCCTAAAGTTTTAATACCGTAAGTTTTTACTGGTTTGTAACCTGTTAAACCTAAAACTCTTGTTACGAATAATTGATTTGATTCTTCTAAATATGATTTCGCAACATATGGTAATTCATACTTTGGATTACCATTACCATCTTTTACGGGTGATGATGGTCCAAAATATGTTTTAAACTCGTCGAAGTTGCTGATTAAAATTGGTTCAAAAGCGGGACCTTTTAAGGTTTCACCTACTAAACCGAGTGTTGTTACACCCACACTTTGAGCCACAAATGTTAAATCCTTCTCTGAGGTATATACACCAGGAGAAACGAAAACTCTGTTTGAACTTGCCATTGATTAATGTTTGGTTAAATAATTTATTACTTACATTATAAATATCTTTGTTTTTATGAAAGATTTCCCTAATATTTTTAAAATAGATATTTATTTATCTAATAATATCTTAAATTATCTTTACTATGGAAAACACAATTAAAAACGTTAAAATAAGTGAAAAACATCACGAAATGTTAAAAAAATTTTGTGATGAAAAGGGTATAAAAATTTACAAACTTTTAGAAAAATTAATAGAAGAAAATTGTAAACCTAAGAAAAAAGATTTGTATGGTGAGTGATTAGTGTAGGTACGTAATACCTATTTTAGAACCAACAACAGGGGCACCTTGTAATGTAATTTCCCTTTGACTTGTAATTTCAAAACCAACACCTTCTTCTTCAACAAGACCATTAATATCTAAAGTCACAACACTATCAATAAAGTTTACAACCTCAAAAGACAATGTTGACCCATCATATGTGTAATATTCAGTTGAAACCTGTATTGGTCTTCCGTATGTGTCAATAATAACACTATTTTTACCCTTGTAATATGTAATTGTAATAACACTTCCATCTAATGGTGGTGTTACAAATGTAATTTTTGATGTACCAGCCACATGAAAATAATCTACACCTCTTTCCTGAACAAGACCATTAACCGCAACATTAAATAAAATCCCAATAGTTTCACCAACACTAAAAGCGGTCTGTAAACCATCCGCGGTAAAACTTGCAACAGTAATATCAATAGATTTATTAATATACTTTTTTTGGTAATTACTACTTTGAATAAACTCATTCATAAGAAACATTCTACTTAAAGCGGGTTTTACTTCAAATTCTTCACTATCAATTAATATACCCAACATAGTAAACTTATAATTTTGGATATAAAATCTACGACTATCTAATGATTCCATAGGAGTACTATCATCT